ACAAACCACGACGAGCTCATCGGAGCCTACTTTGATCTCACATCTCCAGACGGCTACTTCTGGCAAGCCACTCCTGGCTCTCCCCAACTTCACGACTTCTATGACATCGTAGTCTATCTGAAATCCACAGGCACTCCCATCATAAACACCACCACAGGTCAACTCAACTGGAAGATCTGCGGCTTCCGATCGGAGATACTTTGATGCTAGATCAGACACATGTAGCTTTGATCGCCGCAGTTGGCGCGAAGATTCTTATTTCGGCAGCTGATGCCTTACCTGCGCCAAAAGCGGATGCAAGCTACTGGGTGCGCTTCGCCTACGACTTCATTCAGAACCTAGCTCAGAACTCAGGTAAAGTTGGCGATCGTAAGAATCAAGTCTCAGTTGAAGTTAAGGGACAAACTACTTCATGACTGATGTACTCACATTAGCAGCCTCAGGAGATGCCTCTAAGGTCTGGCTTGACCAGAGAGTAAGAGCTCTCTATTCTCCTTATTACTTTATCAAGGTGATCTTGGGCTATAAGAAGCTAGTTCCGCACTTGCATCAACACGACTTGGAGCTCTTCGTTACCCGCTGGTCCGAGGGGCGCACAGAGCAAGCCATCGAATGGCCACGAGCTTTCTACAAAACTACAACTTTTACTATTGGCGTAGGAATCTGGACTGTGCTCCCAGTTACAGATGAGGATACTTCTTACGCCATTCAAGAGCTGGGTATCCCTGAGGATGCATGGTGGTCTCGCGTCTCCCTCCATGACCAGGATGCTACCCAGCTCTATGCCTTTGAGATTGAATCTAATGCGAAGAAAAAACTCGACGTCATCAAATGGCACTTCGAAGAAAACCAGACATTTCGTTGGCTATTCCCTGAAATTGCTTACACGGGTGACGAGCGCCCCTGGAACTCTGGGTGCTTACGAATTCGTCGTGTTGGTGACCGACGAAAAGATCCAGAAGGAACTTTTGAAGCGATCGGAGTTGGCGGTGCCCTGCAATCTCGCCACTATAAAATTATCTGGTGTGATGACCTTGTCGGAGAGAATGCCCGCAAAAGTCAGACCGTGATGGACCAGACTATAGGATGGTACCAGCGTCTAGAAGGGGCGTTTGAGAACGCAACTCGTAAGATTCGCTTTCTCGTATCTAACCGCTGGGGTTACAGCGATCTTAATAGCTGGGTTAGGGACCATGAACCTAATGTTCCCTTCTACACTCGAGCTGCTTGGGAGCTTGATGAGGAGACTGGACAGGAGAGACCAATCTTCCCTGAGGAGTACACCATGGAGGAGCTTCTCAAAATCCAGAACAAAATGAGCAAATATGACTTCAGCTGTCAGTACCTAAACAGCCCAGTCATGCCTGGTGAAACAGAAGTCGATACAGGTGGAATTCACTACTATGAGGTAGAAGACGATGGATCCATTAAGTGTTCTTGTGGGAATACCTATCGAGCTTCCCAACTATACAGGTACCTTCATTACGATCCTTACAATGCTAAAGGTGCCGGATCCAAAAGCTGTCCAGCACTCGTCGTTATGGGGCTTTCCAGCGACGAGCATCACTTTGTTCTGGACTACTTCATAAGCCAGGAGACTTATGGAAAGGTATATGACAAGATCTTTTTTTATAACGACACTTGGCGCCCTCGCCTTTTCACCTATGAAGATGTCGGACATCAAAACCTCACTGCTCACCACCTTCTCACGGTCTCGAAAACCGTCGAGTACAAAACTAAACACAAAGCCTTCCCAAGAATCGAAGGAATCTCAACAGGCAACAGAGCCAAAGAGCAAAGAATCAGAGATGGCGTCTTTCCCATCATTGAGAAGAAGAAATTCGCCGTTCGAAGAAAGCACCAGTTCCTCCTGAAGATGTTGGAGACCTTTCCGCATAAGGTACTTAATCATGATTATGACTTGTTGGATGCGATAAGTCAGGGATCAATGAAGACCAAAGCGGGAGGGAGAGTATGGAGATATCCGACCACTGCGGATGCTGATGTTGGAGCGATTAACGCAGAGGATGAGTATCTCCGCCACTTTAACGAACCTTACTGTGCAGGAGTCCAAGCATGAATCTTCACTTTGTGATTGTTATATTATCTCTGCTTTGCTTGTTTCTAGCAGCGATCGGTGTTCCTTCAAGCAAGATCAGTCTCGGTTGGCTGGGTATGTTCTTCTGGCTTCTAAGCGAGGTCTTTAAGTAGTGCCAATTAAGACCATTCCGGTAGGGAGTCAGCTTAGTCCTGAGAAGAAGGAGGAGCTGGCTCGCTATCTCAAAGAGCAGTGGCTTCGCGCCGTTCGTGGCCGAATGGAGCAGGTTGACTCCAAATACAGCGGATGGCAAAAAGCCTACTCAGGAGTACCTCTTGAAGAAATACGTACGGTACCGTTTTACAAGTCGTCGAACTTCGTCGTTAAACTCATCAGGATGTTTCTTGACACGTTTATGGCGAGATCCCTTAACATCATCTTTGCTACGAGACCTTTATTTATCAGTGATGGTCTCCCGGATGATGTCAAAGAAGCCTGGGAGCTCTACTTAAACAAGAAGGCGTTGCATGAGTGGTGTTATTATGACTTGGCGAAGAGCCTTATCTCTCAGGGGAATAAGAATGGTACAGCGGTGATCAAGACTCCTTGGGTGGAGAAGGAGAGCTGGTCAATGGCTGCGAATTCGATGAACCAGGTGCAAGAGCAGAAGGTGCTGGAGTATGCCCGGCCGGATAGTTGTGTGATTCCCTTTGATGACTTTTATATCTATCCGGTGACTGCTACCTGCCTGGACAAGGCTAAGATCAAATTCCACCGTCTTCGTTATATTCAAGAGGATGCACAGGAGCAGCAGGACAAAGGCATCTGGACCATTCCAGAGGGGCAAAATCTAGCTGACATGTGCATACATCCCACAGACATCCAACGCAACGAAGAAGCAGAGGATGCAGGTATTGTTGATCCTTATCTCCGTGAGCTCGAAGTCATCGAGTGCCACCTCCAATGGGCGATCACAAACGACTCCTCAAAGCTCTATCACATCGTAGCTCTACTTCAACCTCAAACAGGCATTTTACTCGATGTCTACTACAACCCATACCCACAAAATCTCAACATCTTCAATGACTACAGGCCTTACCCTAGAGATGATATATTCTACGGTGAGTCAATGTGCGAGCTGCTCGGCCAATCTCAGGAAGAAGCTAGCAGAATTCACAACGAAAGACGAGACAACTCGACAATTGCCTCTTCCATTTGCTTCAAACGAAGATCTGGAAGCTTGATTCCAAATCCGTCGACTAATTGGTATCCAGGTAAAGTTTGGGATCTCGAGGACATGACAGACCTCGAGACCTTTGATGTTGGACGCAACTATACCGACATGATCCCTCAGGAGGATTACTGTTTCCAGTTGGCGGAGAAGCTCTCTGGAATCGGTGAGTTAATGCAAGGAGCCTCCTCTGGAATGATGGGTAAGCGAGGAGTCTACAACACAGGAGGTACACTTGGAGTCATCGCTGAAGGCAACCAAAGGCAAGACACAAACATCAAAGATGTCAGATGCGTACTTGCTTCCACAGGACGTATCGCTGTCCGTCTTCAAGCTACTTACGGAGCTGACGACCCCTTTATCCAAACGCTTCCCAAAGCTGCCCAAGCAGGCGTACAGCAGGCGTTGCAAATCTTTGCTTCAGATGCTTACAAGTACATCCAGCTCGAAGTCAAAACGAGCACCGCAGGTTCGAACACAGAAATCAGAAAAGCCAACATCATGATGATGGGCCAGGTTGTGGCTCAGTATGGACAGACAGCTGTTCAGCTTTCAGCTCAGTTAGCAGATCAAAGCCTCAATCCAGTCATCCGCTCAGTGATGATGGAATTTATCGACATGCAACGCACAATGGCTAAGCGCCTGCTCAAGGAATTGGATGAGTGGGATAGCACGGAGAAACTACCAGATGTCCTCGCCGCACTCCAGACAACCCTCGGAGGAGGAGCTCAAGGTCCTCCGCCAGCAGGCCCTCAGCAAGCTCCCATTCAGCCTGGCGGAGCTAACGGAGCTTTACCACCTATTTCAGGAGCCCAGCTTCAAATTCTGGCTTCGCTACCTCCAGCTTCTGGAGGACCACCTCAATGCAGAG